CAGTACTATCAAAGATAATATGTCATGCCACACACAAGAGTATAAGAAACGTTGTTAACGCGACGGAGGTTGTCCCCCCAGCCTCTGTTAACTTCGAATCTTATAGCAACCGCCTGGAACAGGTGGAGTTGCACAATAAGTCTCTCGAGAACAAGAAAAAGTTCGAATGTTCGATGAGCCTCCCAATGGAACGAGGGAGCCCAACGTCCCGTCCCGATATCATTCACAGTGTACACACCATAGGTATGTTGATGAACGATATCTCTGTTGCCTTAGGCATTCAGAAAAAGGACGATAATCCGGTTATTGGTGGAGTCCGTGTATGGTTGCTGCTATATGCAGTACATGGATTTCAGTTTTTATCAAGGGAGGACTCCTCTCCCATATATACTAAGCTTCTTAGGAGTGTGCGGGTAACCGTGCTGAGAGCTTTAAAGGTTCCGAACTGGCAGTCTTTCTTTAAAATCAAGAATGCCTCGTTCTTTTCCTATTATTTCTCACAGACCCTACCGGCCGGATTTGCAGATATTGTAGACCATGGCCACCCAGGACATCTGTTTGGGGGTATGTTTTATTCGTGGTTGAGACGGCGTAACCTGGAACAACAGGAGCATTTAGCTCTTGATATATTGTGTTCCAAGAAAGGTATGCCTCGTCCCACTGATCAAATGGTCAAAGAAGCTGAATTAAAAAGTTTCGAAACTATGACAACCCCAAAAGATGAGACTGAGGTGGGTGAAAAGCATCCAGCCGATTGGTTCGATAGAGCGTACATAGAAGAACATCTTTATCAGCATGCTAGGGGTATATTCGCGAATGTCAAATTTGACATGAACGAGTATACACGACCTTACATGCCGAGTGGAAGTTCTGCGTATGGGTACTCACGAGCCAAACACGGTACGTTTGGAAAACTCGAAAGTTTTCTAAACATACAAGGATTCTTTTCAGCACCAGAGTTTGTTGAATTGAGAGAAGTAATAGCTAGGAAGAGAGTGAGCGATTATTATGGTTTGAAGGGGGAGATTGACCAGATGCTTTTGGACATCGATAATGAATCAGTACCTGTACTGTGCCCAGTAATCGATACAACAAAGACAGAAGAAGATTTCAAATACGTTTTCTGGCGGGCTTTCGAGCACGCTTTGAACGAGGAAGAAGACGCTTTTGTCGAGGTTGTGGGATTAAAGGAGGCATTAAAGGTTAGGGTCATATCGAAAGGTCCACCTTGCACCTACTTTGTTCTTAAACCGCTACAGAAATTTTTGTGGAGGGTCCTTAAGGAGAAACCGGAATACCAGCTGATCGGCGAACCGATCTCTGCTAAATTGTTGAACAAGCGATTTGGTAGGCTTGCTGCTGGTACTAGGTATTTGAGTGGTGATTATTCTGCTGCTACCGATGAGTTACACTCTTGGGTCAGCGAAGCAATAGCACGTGGTATATCTGATGAAATCGGATTACCCGAACAGTTTAAGACTCTCTTCATGAGATCACTAACTGGACACACCTACGTTCGTAACGTTGGGGATAAGAAGAATCCTATCCTCGAGAAACGGGCGCAGAAGCGTGGTCAGTTGATGGGCTCAATAACGAGTTTCCCTATTCTGTGCATTGCAAATACTGGATTGATCACTCTAGCTCAAATAGCCTCGGCTGACTTTGGACCGTACACTGTGAATGGTGATGACTGCCTTATAGCATATAAAGGCGACTTCCCGGTCTGGTGGCGGATTTTGGGCAACAGGATGGGTTTGACGGAGTCGATAGGTAAGACCTACGAATCCAAAACGTTCTGCACTCTAAATAGTGCCTATTATCGAATGAATCGAGGACTTTGGGAGGAGTTCAAATATTGTAACCTAGGGTTACTATTTGGGACTCCCCGGTCTGTCGAAGATTCAGGAGAAAGTAGGTACTATTCGGAGTTAGGAACACTTCAAACCAAACTTGTTGACACCTGCCCCGGGGACAAAGTGAATGACATGAAAAAGCTCTTTCTCTATTTCAATGGTGATGAACTCCGTAAGTTTCACGGACCCTGGTTTCTACCCGGGTACCTCTGTGGACTAGGCCTCAAAGGAGAGATCACGACCCAAGAAAGAAAGAAAGCGCTTGGACTAAAGGTGTTGTATGAAGGTGGCGAAAAAGTACCTGTGCTCCCCTCGTTAAAGACTTGGGATACCTGGGACCTCGCAGCGGAAAAGATTAGAGCGACTGTACCGTTAGTTGAGGAGCTTCCCTATAGGGAACTCCGTAGCAAACAGACAATCACTTGTCATCTTCTCCACACATGGAGTGAGAACGGCGCCGAAGCGCTGTGTCCTCCCTCACGCGGGGTCTTCTTACGTAATCTCAAATCTTGGAACAAGAGGGTGAGTGCACTGTACAAGAAAGCAGAAATGAAGTTTGGAACCGATATGTATATTTGTGCCGAGTCAAAGAAGAAAGTTCTGAACTTGGTGAACAAGAATGATGAAAGCTTGCTCAGACGTCCTGAAAATGATGTACTGAAAGGCCCGTGCGCAGGTCCGACTACTGGACTGGTACCTATCCCTGATGGTCACTGGGACTTCAGGACTGGATCGAAAGATCTGGTCTTGAGGGTCGCTGGTGGTAACTATGGAATATAGACCAGAATAGTAGAAGGATTTGCGTTGGAGGCGTATGACCGGATTGGCGTTGGAAGACGGGAGATATGAAAATTGCACACACTTGTACTACCACCCTGGTAGGGACGTAATGTCCGGGGGAGGCAGCGTTGACAAGAAGAGAAAGAAGTTTTAGTAGGTAGCTTGATTGCGTAAAGCCGAACTGCTCGTCTAACGAGTTCTGAGATCCCTACGGGGGTAGAAACTTCTCTCTTTAAGTTGTCGTTGACCTCATAATGAGGCCCAAAAATGGTGTGGAGTGTATGGATTATCTTCCTGGTTCGCAAGGTGTGAATTATGATGTGGTGGTTGAAATTGAGTGAGAAAGTGGAAAATTGTGGGGGCTCTTCACGAGCCCCCGGGGGGTGGTCGTCCTAGTGACTTCCACCCCTGGGCCCTAGTGGCCCCTAAGGGATATCCCCCTGTGGGGTATCCCGGTCCCAGGGAGAGGCAACTGCCTCTTCCCGGGGGGGTGATCCTCTATAGGATCACCCCTTCTGGGAGGGGTCGAAACCCCTCCCTGGACGGCCTTCCACCATCTCGGGTTCTCTAAGAGAACTCTGATTTCATGTATTAATAACCTGATAGCGCGGCACTAATAAATCTAGATAGTAACCATGACCTGGAACAACTCTCCTGCTTCGCGTACGATTTGTGCGGAAGTAGTTGAGCCAGGGTTTACTGTGGTAAAACCTTTATTGATTTAGTGAGTAGAGCGTTGTCCTACCATGC